CTACAAACAGGGAACCCTAACAAGAAGGCCCGTTCTACTCAATCCGTGTTATCACTCTTCTCCGTCCCATATGAAATCACACGTCGTTCGACTAGGCAGGTCGGTGCTGGCTAGCATCGCCCTGAAATCGTCCGCGTAATCCACACGGTGGTAGAGTAGCGCATAAGACGCGAGTACATCGACTTCGTCAGCTGGATCCATATGTAGCAAACGATAACAATGTTTTTCACCATAAATTGGCTCAACTGTCATCCCGTCGAATTTGAACCCAGCAAACTCGCGCTCAGGCAACACGTGCTTAACAATCGAATGCTTCCTCAGCTCACTAACGTAGTCATCGAGCGTAACGCCAATGGGTCGCCCCATAAGCACGTCATCGCCCATAAGCCACAAATGTGGTAAGGGAACATCCAACTTTATCGACACAGCCGCGTGAATCGCGAGCATAACTAGGGAATTATCAACCAACGTGTTGACAGCCCCGCTCTTCTGTATCCCGGGATTTCTCTGCCGGAATATCAAGCCACCAGAAGTAACCATAACAGGGGACTGGTAGAGCATGTTGTATCGCCAAGCCGCCAAATCCCGCCACTGATCAGTCAGGTTAACACACAACCCCTCTCGAATGGCCAAGGCAGCTTCACACTGCCACAACCTTACGGATTGATCATGGGAACTGTTGTCAGTGGCGACCTTTAGCGGGGGAACTGTCTTCCAACCGCCCTTGTATGGTGCCCATCCAACCTTAACAGGAATATACACATTATTTGCAACGATGGTATCATTAAAAGAATCAAACAACATGTGGTCTATCAATTGATCAACAACTGAGACCGACGATATAATTCGGTACCGGCCCGCAGCGATTTTCGCGGCGGTGTGTGCTTCTGCTTTCACAAAAACTCGAATGGGGTCCGCATCCCGTGCAACCAATCGTGCCTGAACTAAACTCCAAACATCGGCCATGCGATCGGGGTTAGGCTTTCCTTCCTTGACCCCGAAAAACTGACCGTTGTTAGGTGCGTGGGCGAAATATGGATAACCCGGTGACGAGTTCCACTCTAATCGAGCAACACACCGCTGAAAGTGCGCATACGAGAGGAAGTCCTCCGGTAACGCCCATTTGGCGGGTAACATCTTTTGTACACATACATTTACAACTTTATCGAACTCGGCTTTGGAACCGAGGTCGACGGAAAGACCCTTTCGCTTTTTACAATGCACGGCGAGCGATTTCATCTCAGCGTTATGCCCAAATTTCGGCCATTCTAATCCCGCGCTATGCTCACGGAGCGCTGCGCGAGTACCCGCGTCCCATCGTGGATTCTCGACGGGCCTGGTGTTGGGGACATACTTCTTAATCCCAGTCCCGAGAAGTTGGTACTCACTGTCGAAGGCACATCGCTCTTCTTCAGTGAGCTCTTCCCTAAAAAAGGAACCGTAGTAGTCGCCACTAAGACCTGTTCATCTCCGATGATAGCGGATTCTGGCTTTACTAATTTTGCACACACTTTGTGGTGCCGCTCTAAACTCTTAACCTTGCAATTGCAAAAAGTGCACTCGACTAAGGTAACGGGTGGTGGGATACTGACCAACAATGCGGACAGCTGTCGCTGGAGTTCGCTGACTTGCGTCATGAGAACGCGGAACTCGTGTGCGGGAACGGAAGTGGCAGGATCGAATCGCAGCTCGTTGATAACGTTCTCTGCTCTCAGTAAGCCACTGATAGGTTCGGGGGCGGGCGTTGGCGCATCTTCAACACGCGCCGGTGCTGGTTGCTCCGGCGCGGCCGGTGCTTCAACCACGGCGGGCTGTGCAGCGCTTTTTGACTGGTCAAAAGCTGTCGCTCTAGCAACCAAGGCACCATGAACGATGTGATACATCGCTTCCGCATCGTGCCAAGGGCTGCTCTTGAACGGCATATCTTGAACGGCCTTGCGTGCCGCTTTGCTCAACTCCCTATCCCTAGCCTCTCTTTCCTGCTTCTCGCGTTTTTCCAAGTTCCTGAACTGCAGTTCTTTTTGCTCACGCTCATACTGCTCGAACTCATCCTCATCGACGTCGTAAGCGTCGTCCAACAACTTCTTGTAACCCTTATCATCCCAATAAGTCCTCTTATTGTCAAATTCGATAACCTTTTCAAACCCAGGCGGTGATTCGCATGTGATTGTCTTGGTCGTTTTCGACTCAGCCTCCACAATGGGGGCCCGATCTAAGGGTAGTACTTTTGAGATTGTCTTAATCTTTCCTAGCAATTCTATTTCGGCTGCTACTAAATCGGAGGGGTATGCCAGATTTTGAGCCCCAGCAACCACTGACCCGATGTGTAGCGCTAACACGGTGTTACTGCCAATAGCCAGAATCGCGGCGCCAGATGATCCAGGTTCCGTGGACAGGGTGTGCGTGTATACGTAGTCTTCGCCCTTCTCGAGTTCACCCGAGGAGGTCTTTCCCCCGTACACAATCCTGCCCTTGTTCATCTTAAGCGACGACACTTTGGCCGCAGCAACGGATAGCTTTTGCACCATCGCAGGGGTTAATGGTAGATATACCATATCAGGGAGAGTCTTTGAAAGGTCGCCCGCCGTGCTAACCGCGACAGTATTATTCAAAAACACCATATCGAACCCTCGTAGGACATGCTGCGGTATCGCGAGGTAATCACCGATACGGACTCCGTAGCCATTAAGCTTCGTGGTAAGGTAAGTAGGCACCCAAATCTCGACCTGGCAGTCAACACGCGCCTGTGAAGGCGTGAGTACGCTGGTCGGAATGAGTGACTCAAACCGTATTCCAGAA